TCGGTAAACCCATGCTCAAGGTCAAATTTTTGAACAACGACGATCCGGACCTCGATCTCGCCTTCTCCTATCAGCCCGCAGGCGGGCAAATGGAAAAGTATCACCTGTTTCCGGGATACGAGTATGAATTGCCTCGCCACATCGTGGAATATTTGAACAACCAGGCGTATCCGGTCTATCAGACTCAGGTGGACGAGAAGAGCGGGCAGGTATTTCATCAGCATGTGGGCAACCGCAATCGCTTCACCTGTCATCCTCTGAGCTACTAGCGAGGCTAACTCATGCAGTGGACACTCGCTGACATACGCTCCCGCGTCCGGGCGTTGACCGGGAAACGGTCTACCACGCGGCTGTCCGTGGATGTTCTGGATAGTCATATCAATAATTACTACCAGAACCACCTCCCGGAGCTCATATCGCCCACGGAGCTGCAAACCTTCTTCACGCTTAATACTGAAGAGGGTGTGGGGGAATACGGCGTGGATAAGGATATGCGGGCCGTGTTTCCTCCGGTCTGGATTGCGGGAGAGCAGGCGCAGCTATCCCACGATCCGGCGTGGTTCTTCGATATGTTCCCGGATCGCTATGAGCAGCCGTATCAACGCCCCGATACGGTGCTGTTGTTTGACCGGACTTTTTGGCTCGCCCCTGTTCCGGATGGGGCTTACGAGATTAGAGCGACCACTCTTGCCCGTCCCTTGGGATTGACCAAGGAAACGGACAAACCAATAGATCAGCGGTGGGGCGAAGCCATAGCGGTGGGAGCGGCAATTCTTGTTTTGCGAAACGATGCGGACCACGACGAGGCACAAAAGCTCGACGGGTTCCTCAACTATCACCTAAACCTGATTCGGCAAAAAAACACCTTGAGTTTTCAGGGGATGCGGCCAGCGCCGAAATTTTAGGGAGAAGCGATCATGAGTCATATACTCACGGATCTTGGTGAAGAGTGGGTGCTTGAGACTGCCCTTGAGGGCGTAAGCGTTACCATCGGGCTCTATAACGATGGAACAGATTCGATTGGAGATACAGACGACCTTTCGGCCCTCACCTCGGAACCGTCTGATGGCAACTATGCGAGGCAGTCGGCCAGCCTGACTCTGGCGGACGAATCCGGGGATTGGGCAGCAAAAACTGGCTCAGACGTGACATTCGACGTGACCAACACCACCGGGACGGTGGATAGCTATTTCATCGTTGCCAACTTCACGGCTGATGATACCGGCGACAGCGGGGCGAACGATCATCTTGTTTCTACCGGGGAGCTTAGTCAAAACCGCGACCTATCACAGATCGACACGCTGACCATCTCCGCCGGGAGTATGGGTATTTTGCTGACGTAAAACGCAGGAGCTAGTTGATGGCAGACAGCAAAAAGCGCAACGCATGGGCCAAGGACGCAGCAGCTCAGGATCGCATTCGGTACTATCTTTTTGCGCACTCCATGACCGTGTTCGGTCAAGACAACCCTGATACAAACGACTTGGCTTTTGCAAAAAAGGTGTATCGCGGTGAAGCCCCGCTTTACCCCATGGCTTGCGTTTTGATGGCAAATACAGACATTGGCGCAACAATCGATAGCGATGGTGTTCCCACGGACTCAGATATTGAATGGGCTATTGTAACAGATAACCAATTCAACAAAATGGCGCAGGCTGATGCCGAGGGGAGTGCATAAATGGCAACAAACTATTATCTTGCGCATCAGACATCCATAACCGCGCAGAGTGCCAACGGTTCTGACGTTTCGGCGGGTTCTTACTCAGGCGGAACGCAAACAGAGATAGACAATTCTGCCGGAGGAAACGGGAAGGGTGCGCCTTGGTTTGGGTGTTGGCTAGAACTGAGCAGTGTGCCAAGTGCGAATACGGGAATCGAAGTTCATGCAGTTGAACCGCTTGACAACACGAAATATCCGGCAACCTATCACTACAAGCTAACGGGGAGCATCGACTCCGGGGAGAGCAGCGGTAATCAGGTATGGATTGGACACCTCGCGCTATCTCGTTATGCCAAGTTGAAGTGGAAGCCAACTGACAGCGCTATGGATGGATCATTGATAATTGCGCCTGTTCTTGGGGAGTCTGCGTAATGTCAGGGATCATTCCCGGCTTCGGCACCTATTTGCGCCGTTTATGGCAGAGAAAGCCTGAGCAGTATGACTTTGATTGGGCGCAATACTCCGTAGCCCGCAACGCCGAACGCATCGGCATCGACCCTGCCTCTATCGTCGGCTACTGGCCGTTTTGGGAGGGTTGCGGTCATCCTCGCAACATAATAACCGGCCAAGTCGGCGAGTTAAAAAATGGTGCACGGTGGGCAAAACAAGGTGGGCTGATAACTGATGAAAATAAAGCATGTTTTGATACGAAGATTTTCCCTGAAGATTATCCGATAGGGACTATTTGGTTTGATTTTCAAGCATTTGTTAAGGGAGGGCCTACATATTCGTATTATGTTTACTCAACGAATTATACCGACTTTGCATTTTATCAAGATATAGACGATGTTGAGTATGAGATAGAGTTCGGAAATATTACCAATTCTGGTATACCTTATGATATAAATTTACAGGACGGCAATTATCATACAGCGAGTGTGTATTGGGACACACCAAATGAAACGTGTGGTCTATATGTGGATAGCTTTTTTCAAGATTCTAGAGATACTCTTAGCCTAACCTTAACTGAAAACCTACATTTTGGCCGAACAGATAGTGATGATCGTTATTTCGGCGGTCCAATGTATTCTGCTATAATGTTTGATTATCCTTTGTCAGAAAATGTCATCGGATTACTAGATGAAGTCCCCTACTACCTCCTCCAGCCCGTGCCGCGCACCATCTATTTTGATTACGGGGCGAGTGATTCCGGGGCGACGACAGAAACGGCAACGCTTCTTTCCGTGGTGGCCTCGACAATCCACGAGCCGCTGGTGGTTCAAGAGTCGGGAGTGTTATCACAAGTTCCAACCTCAACTCTCGTGACTCTTGATTATGTACTAGGCACATGGAATCGCATTTTGCGGCCTGACAACAGTTGGAGCAGGCGAGCATTCACTCCGAAAACATGGAGCGGGCGAGCATTCACTCCGAAAACATGGAGCAGGAATTAAATGACGTGGGACAAGGACAAACCGCAAGGTTCCACCAAAATTCGCTACGGTGATGATGCGATCCGCGCAAACAACGCGGCCTTGGAATCGGCCTTCTCCGAGGGGCACGAGTTCGCAACCGGCGGCAATCAGACTGGCAAGCACACCACGCCTACATTCAAGGACAATGGTGGTGATCCGAGTCAGCCGACAGGGACAAACGAACTCACCCTCTACAATAGCGGGGGGCTTGCATATTTCCTGAACCAATCCGGGACCAAGAGGGATGTTGGCCCGATCCCGTCCGGGACCAAAATGCTTTTCAAGCAGTCCTCGGCCCCTGCGGGATGGACATTCAAGGCCGAGGACAACGACCGGGCTCTTATCAACACAAGCACTGAGGCTGATGGGGGAGCTACAGGAGGGAGTTGGATTATTGGGTTAAGTGTGGATGGACATGCCCTAAGTGTTAATGAGATACCATCACACAATCACGCTATGGCACAAAATGGTGGTTACATATGGGAACATGGTGTTGGGAGTGATAAGCCAGATCACAATTCTGGAGCATCTGCAGAAAGGGTGTATGGTACGTCATATACAGGTGGCGGCAACGCGCATAATCATGGAATCTCAGGTGATGATGGATCTTGGCGTCCCTCCTTCGTCAAATGTATAACTGCATCTAAGGACTGAGAATAGCATATGCGATTATGTTGGGACACCTTGGATAAGTTAGACCTGTATCTAACTTCTCATGGCAATCTTTATTCAAGAAAGTACAGAACTACTTTTTATGAAAAAATTTGCCCTATTTGCGAGGAACATTTTTTAGCAAGACGTAGACGTGATAAAAGCCAAGGCAAAACAACCAATGAAACTTGTTCCCCAACTTGCCGGACTATTTATAGCAAATCATTTTCTTGCATTGATCGTAACGGCTATAAACGAATTTTTGACCACAACAAGAGAGCTTGGAGATTAGAGCATGTTGTGAAAACTGAAAGAGTCCTTGGAAGACCACTTAAAAAAGGTGAAGTTGTTCATCATGTCAACGGAGACCCTAGCGATAATGACAATCGCAATCTGTTGATTTGTAAAACAGGTTATCATCACTTTTTGCATCATCGGATGTCTAGAAGATATGCCTCTAGTAAGTTCCCTAGTTACAAAGAGCCAGCTTATGTTTGATTGCCTTTTTGATGAATGTCCCGAAAACCCCAAGAAGTGCCATCTCTATTGGCGCGTGCCATGGGAGAACAAGGAAACGGGCGAGATGACCTACAGGGAGGGTTGCATCCTGTCTCAAGATATGGGCTGGCCGATTGTGCAAAGCATCGTCCGGGCCGCACACATATCGAGCGAACACGCATCTGTAGCCCGCAATTCCACGGACGAATTGAACGACACCATCAAAGCCGTGACGGAATACGCGATCCAGGAGCGTGAACGGCGAGAGTTACCCCATGAGTAGCTTCCAAGCTTTTCCGGTTTATGACTACAAAACCGGGCTTTACTACAAGCGCGATCCGTGGCTGTTCCCCAAGGACGGGTTCGCGGAGCTATTCAACGCCCGTCTCTATCAGGGGAAGGTCCAGAAACGGGCCGGGGTGTCGCTCTTTGACAAAATGCCGCATCAGGTGCGCTCGGAATCCATCGGCTCAAGCGGTTCGACCAACTACACCGGAACGCTTGCCAATACGCCTGTTCGCTCAGGCGATCCGCAAGGCCGGTTTCAGTTCACTGATGGAAGCCAAGTGCTCTATGACGAGGACGGGGACGGCTCGCTGTCCGGTGATGGCTCGGGGACCATCGACTACGATACCGGCGACTATGATATAACTTTTAGTAGTTCCACGGGCGGCGCGGTTACGGCGGACTATCAATACATTCCCGGCCTGCCCATCACCGGGATTTTTGCTTATTACAGCTCCGCAGGGTCAAGCAACCTGCTCATCTTCGACACCAGGCGCTGTGCTCAGTATTTCCCTAATCAGGGCAAACTCCACGATATTGTGGAGGCCGACACCTGGTCCGGCGACTACGACAACTTTGTCTGGTTCGAGAATTGGGTGGATCACGGGTTTATCACCAACAACGTTGACCGGGTGAAGCAGTATGACGGGAGCAGCTTCTCTGATCTTAACATTGACATTGACGACGATGGAAGCAACGAAGTCGATACTTGTCTGCTCATTTTCTCCTACAAGCAGCGCCTGATCCTGCTCCGCACCACGGAGAACGGCGAGGGCAAGCCGCAGCGGGCGAGGTGGTGCGTTGCAGGCGACTGGAGCGACTGGACCAATGACGGATACGTGGACGCGCCAACTCTTGACTGGATCATGGGCGGGGCCTTTTTGGGCGATGACCTAGTCATTTTCTTTGAGAGAAGTATTTGGGCGCTTCAATATACAGGCGATGCGGACCTTCCCTTCAGGTGGAAAAAGCTCGTCTCCACGGAAGGCGCTTACGCTCCGTTCAGCGTCACCTCCTATTCGGATGAGCTGATCGCCCTCGGCCCGACAGGATTAATCGGCACGGACGGGTTCGACGTGACGAGGCTCGACGAGAAAGTGCCGGACATTGCCCTCAACTTCGACATGGAGAGCTACCACACCTGTTACGGAGCAGTGCTTGAGGAAGAGCGCGAGGATTGGCTGACCTATCCGCAGATCGGCTCTCAATACGCTGACAGGGTGCTCTCTCTCAACTACATCAGCAATTCCTGGTCCATCTACGATGTGGCGGTGCAGTGCCTTGGCTATTGGCAGCAGGCCGAGGAACCGACTTGGGATCAGATCGACCTCACCTTTGATGAGATGGAGCGGACTTGGGATGAGCGCAGCAAACAGGCGGGCTATCCCATTACCCTCGGCGGCACATCAGATGGCAAGATCGTGAACGTCTCCGATGGGGGCGATGACCTGGGCGATCCGATCAAATTGGAAATCAAGACGGGCCGGATCAACCCTTATTGGGAGAAAGGCCTTGAGGCGAGGCTCGGTTGGGTGGAGTTTCTCTTCACCACGGACCCGGACATCACCCTCTACCTCGATTTCTATGCCGACTTCGACACCACGCCTTATCTGACGCAGGAAGTGCAGCTCGACGGAGACGGTGACAAGACCTGGAGAGCGGTTGACTGCGGAGAGACAGCGCAGGTGCATCAGATCGTAATTCGACATGAGGCCAAGGCGCAGACCGCAGAGATCCACGCGATGACGTGGTGGTTTAAGCCTGCCGGGAGAATTGACCGATGAAGGTATCCCCGACCAAGGAAGTTCCACGCGGCAAGCAAGATGTGTTGAGCGGCAAGCCGCAACGTCTGTGGGACTACTTCAAGAAGCTCATTCGCTATCTCACGGAGTCTTACGAGGATCTTGCCAATGCGATCAACTATAACGCCGATCATCATAAGCCACGAACAGTAGCCCAAGACAACAAACCGACCCCGGAGAAAAATGAAATTCTGCTTTGGCAAGACACTGACGCAAGCTCCGGCAATCCGACGCATTATATCGTCTGGAACCATGATGGAACCGTTTTGACGTTTGCAAGCGAGGAGACAGCCGCTTGATCCTTTTCATAAGCAATAGCGGCGAATCCCTGCCCGTAGCCCACCGCGTTATGCAGGAGGGGCGCGAGGCGGCGGTCTATATCCACAACCCCGCCTATCGCGGCAACTATGAAAGGATCGTGCCCCGCGTGACCGCCTCCAAGCTCCCCGGCAAGGTGAGAAAGGCGGATGCGGTGGTCTTTGACATTCTCCGGCCAAACGAGGGGAGCCACGCGGACAAGCTACTTTTGAAGGTGTTTCGGTGCAAGCGTAATGCCCCGGAGGTATTCGGGGCGGTGGCTGACAAGATCAGGAGTAAAACCCTTGTGATCGGGGCGAGCAGCGAGACAGCGCAGTGGGAGCTAGACCGTGCCAAGGGAGCCAAAATTGCGGAAAAGGCCGGGATCAAGACCCCTGAGACGCACGATTTCAAGACGCTCTCCGAGGGGGCGGCCTTTCTCAAGGGCAAGCGCAGCAAGTGGGTGTTCAAGCCGCACAACAACCAAGACCTCGACTTGACCTACGTGGAGAGCTACCCCGGCGAGCTGAAAAGCAAGCTGGAGGGCGAATACACAGAGCGCCTCGGGGATCAATTCGAGTTTATCCTGCAGAAGGTCATTGATGGTGTCGAAGTTTCGATAGAGGGGTGGTTCGACGGTGAGCGGTTCGTCCACATGAACCACACCATTGAGGATAAAAAGCTGATGAACGGCAACCTCGGCCCCTCCATCGGGAGCCAGGGTAACACCGTGTGGCTCAAGCGAAATGAAGGGTTACTGACGCGGGAACTGCAATCCCTTGCCCCCAGGCTGCGCGAGGCTGGATACATTGGCCCTGTGGATTGCAACTGCGTAGTTTCCGAGGAGGATAAGCGGCCCTACTTTTTGGAATGGACCATGCGGCAAGGCTATGACGCGCTATATTGCCTTTTCTCGCTTCTCCGGGGCGATATCGGGAGGTTCTACCTAGACAGGTTTCAGTCGTCCTTTGCAGAAGGCTTTGCAAGCTCGCAGCGGATCACCATACCGCCCTTTCCTTATGCGGAGGCGTCACTACTCAAGGAATACGCGCAGGGCGTGGAAATTCAGAGCGGTCTTGCTCCCAACTTTTGGGCCGAGGACGTGAAGCAAAACGGCAGGCGCCTGGAGTGTGCCGGAGCGGACGGGATCGTGGGCGTTGTCGCGGCACGGGGCAACAGCCTCGGAGGGAGTGTCGGCAATATGTATCGCTCCATCGAGAAGATGCGGATAGCCTCGACGCCTCAATATAGGACTGACGGGGGCAAGAGGCCCGAAAAGGCGAGAAACAAGCTCCAGAAGTGGGGCATTGAGATTGACTAGGCAATTAGCGGAGGTGTGGATATGGGATTCTTAGACAGCGCGACGGATTTTCTTTTCGGCTCGGAAAAGACAGCCGAGACCAAGAAGACCCCGCGCCTG